AAGACGCTTTTCCATTTCAATAATGGCATTACCACGACCATATATGTTTTGATAGGCATCGAGGGTTAACCCTTGGGCTTTAGCGGCTTCGACTATATTTGCAATACCACCCTCATTCATAAGCATAGGATTAGAACGCTCATAAGCTGGAGCATCCATCATCAATTCGGCACTTACTGGACGCTGTGTTGGTGTTGCATATTGAGTCTTGTCAATCATGCCTTGTGGGTACAAACCACCTTGTGGGTTCATAGCCGTATTCATCATGCTCATGCGCTCAACTGGACCACCGTTAGCTAACTGTACAATGCCACCCTCAGCCGCAGTTGTATAGTCCCTATACTCAGGGCGATAAACACTTTCTGGGGCATAGGTGGGGGTTGAGCGAACAAATTTAGATGGATCAAAAGTACTTTCGTAGCTTTCGGTGGCGGGAATACCAAACCGATTACGTTCAGCTTGCATCATGGCGCCAAGGGCGGAAGTACCACCAATGGTAGCTAATCCAGTATTAGATATAAATCCTTTTTCTCCAGGAAGGTACCCAAAAATATTTGGTTTAGGGGCTACAGTAGAGGGTGACAAGGCGGCTGTACCAGCTTCTCCAGGTAATACAGAAAGTCCTGTACTAGAAGTTACAAATGGAGAAGTAGCTCCAACCCCGGTTGCAGAAGGTAAAGCGGCAATACCAGCTTCTCCAGGAAGCGCCATTAACCCCGTGCTAGAAGGTACAAACGTAGTAGCCGCACCAGCTTCAGCCCCAATAACAGCACCTGTACCAGCAGCTCCACCAGCAGCTCCACCAGCAGCTCCACCAGCAGCTCCACCAGCAGCTCCACCAGCAACGGGGGCCGCAGCAGCAGGGAAAGCACCTAAACCACCTCCAGCAGCGCCCATAGCGCCACCTAAAAGGGCGCCTTGCAGAGGATCACCGCCTTGAATAGCCGCACCAGCGCCACCTGCCGTAGCTCCGACAGCAGCACCAATTAACATTGCCTCGCCTACACCGGTTCCCATAAGATATACCTCGCCTAATTTAAGTAGTACTTTATCATGTTGTTAGACAGTTGTAACCGTTACAGTACCAACTCTTCCTACTGTTTTTACGCCTGTTAAGAAGATCAAAGGCTCTCCAAGGGCATTTACCCAATCTGAGCCATTCCAATAGATTGGATACCCAAGGCTTGTATCAAAGTAATACTGCCCAACCTGTAGATTTTCCGTAGGTCTATTTGCCGTAGTACCCGAAGCAGGAACCGTAACGTTTTGAGTAAAGTTGTCAACTTGGTTAAAGTACAGGCGCAAAGCGTTATTCATCTGGTCTTGATAAAGCTGACGGTACTCTACTGGCGCAATCAGTAAATTAGGAGCTTTAGAGGGGCGAAGTGGGACTTGTGCCATTAACGCCTGCCGTCATTACGAATATCAATCCGCGGACTACCTAACTGCCATGCCACGCCCAATGAATCTGACTCAATCCTAAAGGCAAGCTGACGACCCCGTAGGCGGGTATAGACTTGCCCAGTAAACTCTTGAACGTTATATGTAGGGGCGGTAGAAAAGTTATCTCCACTGATTACCTCTGGGTTATCTGCCGCGCCATAGGGCGCTCCAGAGTTTTGACGGGGTTTAACCCGCATCGTAACGTATGGGTTATTAACGTTTGAGCCGTTAAAGTTAACGTCAGGCAGGATACGCCACACAAAGCCAAAGTTATGCCCATCCCCAATATCAAAGTCCGAAGACTGAACATAGGAATTAATTGGCACAGGGGCTATACCCGATACATCATCTACAGCAGCCTCGTGGAACAACATCCGACTATTGTAGTCAGCAGCCATTGGGTATTGGCGTAAACCAGAGTCTAGCCAAGCCGTTCTAGCCATAGTGCCGTAGTACCAAGAGCGTTCTAAATAGTTGTAAATCACGTACTTATTAATGTCGTTTGAGCCTTGTGAACAGTAGAACCACCATATTTCGTTGTAGCTTTCGTTACCGCCGCAGAATACTTGGAAGGCTTGTTCTTTATTAATATCTTCAAAGGTGTACTGCCAAAGCGAGCAAGGTAGGGTTTCTACTCGGCCTGAGTACATGTAGAACTTATCAACACCCATCCAATACGTTACGTTATTTACCGTAATCATAGAGTTTGGAGACATAACGGATATGTTATCCATGAGAATTTGGAAACCCCAAACATAGGGAGGTCCTAGGTATTGCATGGAGTAAATAGCAGCGTCTGTCCATACCAAGATTTCTTGACGGGTATTACGAGCGCCCATAATAAATGAACCACTAGACAGCCTAAACTCGCCTGATTGATTTGTTACTGCTGGCACCCATTCATAGGGGTTTTCTTGGTCTGACCAACGCGCCAACATTGGGTCAAAAGTAGTACTTGCTGTATTTGGATCATATGGATTAGCACCAAAACAGATGACAAATCGCTGAATAGCCGAAGCTACAATCTGCAAAGTTTGATTAGGAACCCGTGTGCCGTCAAACCCAGCAGCGGTAGATAAAGTAGATAGTGGTTGAGCACGGGTTTGAGTGCCAAGCGCAGCCTCCCAGTAGAAAACAGAACCCCCACGAGGGGCAATTAGCAAATCTTGCCCAAAATTATCATTAGTCCAAAGCCGTAACTGCTGCCCAATACCTGACGTAAATCCTTCACCCCAACCATGAGTACCTGTTTCAGTATAGGCAATGACGTTACCGCCCCCTGTTACAGAAGCATTAGCATTAATTTGAACCGTGATGGAATATGCGTTGGCGTTAACAACTGAAGGGTAAAACAAAGTATTTAAAAGCACTGCTGAAACGCCGCCTGTTGCCGTAGCGTTAGCAAAAATAACTGCTTGTCCATTAGCTAAATTGTGTGCTGTTTGAGTTACTACGACAGAATTACTGCCGTTAGTTGTAGTAAAAGGATCAGTTAAGCTAGTTGTTATGCCTGTAACAGGCCAAGGACCTGCACCCCACCCCGTACCTATGGTGTAGGTATTTAACCCTGTTGGTTGTTGGTAAGCAATATCAGTAGCCGATCCCCCGCCAGTTGCAGAAAGGTTGGCTGTAACACTCATTGTTACGGTGTACGCTGTAGTGTTAATCCTAGTCGTAATTGAGTATTCTTGATTTAAAACCGCAGCAGTTATGTTGCTAGTGCTGATTGTGGCTGCATTTGAGATGGTTAAATAATCACCTACGTTTGGCTGGTAGGAAGAATCAACTACCGTAAGTACGTTTGACCCGCTAGTAATAGTAAACGCATTAGCCACGTTTGCGGAGGTAAACACAACAGGCGTAATGTCATTGTATGTACCGCCTTGCTCAATGTAGTATTTAACCTCAGTACCAACACCAAGAAAGTTAGAACTGTTTAACGCAACCCAATTCCATAGCGCACGGGCATATCCCAGAAACTGGGCATTTGCCATCCGAGTCCAGCCACCAATCTTTTCAGGAAAACCAGAACGAAAGCGCACCTTGTCACAGTCGAAGTAACCACCCTCGTTGGAGTAGTCAGTGCCTTCTCGGTTAATTCCTGGACGAAACTGTAACTTCTGTAACGGCATGGGGTTTACCCTAACATTTTGAGTGCTTCTTCTTTGACCTCGGCAACGCGCCTTGACCAGCCCTTACCGAAAGTTTCAAAGGTCTTAAGTGATTGTAAGAACTCTAGCCGTTTAGCGCAATACAGTTCTACTAGTCTAGCTGGGTCTTCCTCGGCTTTTTCTACGGCAGCCATAGTAGCAGGCCCAAAACCACCATCAACAGTAACACCAACACACGACTGCAAAAACTTAATGGCTCGCCCTGGGCCCGAATTAACAGCGACGTCAAAAACGCAGTAGTCAACACCATCCACAAGCTCATCAGCTCGGCAAGCATCCCAGTACTTCCTTTTATAAAGTGGTGCAACGGTTTCAGGGGTAAGCGCCCGCATCTGTTTCTCGTCAACCTCGTGACCTACCCATTCTTCCCATACCCGCTGCGTAACTCCTAAATTAGTGCGTCCTCCAGGATCTTTTTCGTGGTGAACGTAGCCTCCCTCGTGGGCAAGCATCTTCTTTAGGCACAGTTCAAAATTACTTTGCATCTTTTAGCTCCGCCTCGGCTATTTTTTCTTTTGCCTTCATGTCCATAATCTTTTCAAGGGTGCGTCCGCCAAAGTAGAACGACATAATTAGCATACCCCACTGCCCAAGCAGTTCTACGTAATTATTATTAACTTCAACATCGGCTGCACTCATACCTGCAAAGGCGGTGTACACAACCAGAATAAAGATTAGAGTCATGGGGCGAATGTTCTTGGATAACCAGCTATCACTAGCCATATCCGCTTGCGCCCGTTTGGTGACTTCTTGCGATTCTGCGGTATCAGCTTGTATTTCAGCTAGTTTGCCGTCTTGTGCAAGTTTGGCTAGTTCTAACTGGGCTTGTGCTTTAGCAGCTGGGTCAGGAATTAGCTTGTCAATCAGCTTCATTCCAACGCCAACAATGGTGTCTAGTCCTAACATTATTTTTTCCTCGATAACATAGTTGCTGCAATAAAAAGCATTGCTTTTGTGTGTTCTAAATCTGCTGGTTGTTTTTCCCAGCCAACCGTAATCTGCCCTACAAATTTACTAGGATCAGGCGGCACACTAATTCTGCAACCATACCGCATTCCCTTTTCTAAATACCACAATCCAATTTCTGACTGGGCCGTTTTGTATTCACCACACGGTATATTGCCAGCCATTAAAGCTACTACATCTTGGTTATTTGCTTGATTACTTGTAAACAACCCTACATCTAAACCATCGTTTGTTTTATCCCGACCGTTCGTTGTGTAAGCACGGTACTGTATTCGAGTGGCAAGCAACGGATTAACATTAAATATTGTTACTACAGTTGCATCAGTCGTTTTAAACAAATGAACTGCTACTTCGTCAACTCTGTCTTTGTTAATACTAGGTAGCTTTTGGCTTTCCTTGTACGTACCAACAATTAACTCTCGGTGGTCATAAATAATGTATCCCGTAAATGCAAAAACCGCCATTAAAACAATGGCAAACAACTTAAACGGTGAGTCTACATACGCTAATACTTTAGTCAGCGTATCGTCTGCATTTAACTTTCCAGCCATAACATTACAACGTCTGACCACCAGATGATAAGTTAGCAACTACGATAGCTACATGCTGTTCAGGATTTGATAGGTCAAACCCACAGTCACCGCATACTTTCATAGCCAGTTCGGTTTCGTCTACATCACGCCCGCAGTTAGGGCAGTAAATTTCAACGGTATGGCGTGGTTTAAATTCGCCACCTTCCATTGAGTCTTGGATTGTTTTAATCATGCTGATTCCTTTTGTTCTTCTTTTTCCGTTTGAACTGGCATCCATTTACCCATGTAGCCCATTGCAGAGTTTATATATCTAACCTGCATTTCGATTGTTCCGTCTGTTTTTTGTAAATGACGAAATTCAGGTGTAGAACCTGGATAGATTCGACCTTTGGCGTATTCAGTTTTCATTATTTAGGTTGAGTTGGTGTCGGCTCAAAATTAATCGTTGGCTGGATTGGTGCTACATAAGGCGCAACAGTACCAAAATCACCTGCGGCGGCACTATTAAACAAATCAACTCCCCAAGGTTCAATATCCCAAGGAACGGCAGTAAAAGGCATTTCTTCTTGAAATTCTTGCCATTTAACAATTAAATAAATTGAAGTTTGTTCCTCATTATTCCAAATTGGGTTTTTAGCGTATTCTAGTGTAAACATTATTTTTCCTTAATTAAGATACTCTGCAAGCAATAGCAAAATGATTCCCGCCATTTACATGTCCCATCCATTTCCATGTGCCAGAAACGCCAGATGTGATTAAATTCCAACCTACAGATTGGTCATTTCCTTGATTTGTTCCTGTACTGTCTACTGTTAACATACCTAGCATTAGCTGATTTGTTCCTGTGCCAATAGCATAGTTACTGCCATAACCACCAGAAGAACTGGGTCGCAGATTAACAAATGCATAACTTCCTACGGTATTTTGAGTCGGGCATGCAACAGTCAAAGTACCAGTAGTAGTAATTGTTCCACCTGACAAACCGTTACCTGTAGCAACTGAGGTAACAGCACTTGCTAATCCAGCTGTGCTTTGGGTAGTTGAATCGTTAAATGTTATAGATGTAGAGCCTACTGTAATTGGCATATTATTCTCCTAAATTAAACGCTGCCGCCAGTTTGCAGTTGTCCAGCTAAAGTTAAACTGCCAGTTGAACTCATTACTGCTATATTAGAACCACCATATTGAAATACAAGGGCCCCACCAACTTCTTGAACCGTAAAATTAGTTGTCACGATAGAGTTTGCAGTAAATGTTGGTACGGCATATGTCTGATCACCTCTTAAAAACGTGCTAGAGTTAGCTGTTCCAGAGCCAAGACGGGCTGTAGCCACAGTGCCAGAAGTGATATTTGATGCGTTCATTGCACCAACAACTGTAGTAAAAGTACCAGTAGTTGCATTAACAGCCGTTGCAGTTACTGTGCCGTTAACAGTAAAGTCACCAGTTGTACCAGACAATCCATTAACAAAATTAGTGCCGTCACAATAAACAAGACATGTTGCACCATTAGGTATGTTTACCCCTGTGCCAGAAGCACCAATAACCCGAATCGCAAAGCCACCTGTAGTGTTATTAGCAATAGTGTAGAGTTTTTCTTGAACTGGCGGAATTAAGTCTCTAACCGCATTGTTGGTTCCAGTAACTACCAAAACCGCATTACGGGCTTCGTCTGATACACCATTAAAGCTAGTTAGCGTGTAATTAGCGTCAGTCATTGTGATTGAAACAACGCCAGTAATCGCCTGTTCAACCAGAGTGCCTAAGTTTGTATTGGTAGTTTGGCCCCAAAGACCCGATTGGTCCCCGTCCCCCATCAGGGTTATTTTTAAACTTGGTGAATATGTACTTGCCATAATTTATCCTTAAGCTGCTACTACTTCTGTCCAATTTGGAGTTTGCGCAGTATCAACAAGCCCCCAAACATTGACCCTATTTAGTCTAACAACAGTTCTAACACCAGTCAAATTAACATTAGCATTTGCAGCTACTGTTACTGTACCAACTACACCAATAGCAGACACACCTGTTACGTTAACATCAGCACTAGCCGCAGCTTCTACGTTACCAAGTCTAGTTACTGCGCTAACCCCAGTAACATCAATAATTTGATCGGTATTTACCGAAACATCGCCTATTATACCAACTGCGACTACACCCGTAGGCTCAACTACTGCACCACCAATTACAGTTACGTTACCTAAATTAACGACTGAAGATACCCCAGTCACGTTAACATCTGCATTAGCCGCGGCAGTTACGGTTCCAACAACCCCAATAGCCGTAACACCGACTAAATCAACAACCGCAGTGCCAGTAACTTCTACGTTTCCTAATTGAACTGCCGAACTAACACCAGTAACAAGCACATCTGCATTAGCCTGAGCGTTTACATCGCCGATAACGCCAACTGCATTTACGCCAGTCAGATCAAGATTGCTGTCAGCTTCTACGTCCGCTGTACCAACCAAGCACGGTGTATTAATACCAACTAATTCAACGCTTCCATCGGCTTCAATTGTTACAGTACCTATTGCACCTACTGC